GTGAATGTTACAGGGTTGCTTAAAGTCACCGTACCAGTAGGACCGCCTGACAGTGTTAAGCTGCCAGAACCAGAATTAACCGCTGTTGTGTAAGTTCCTGCGGCTAAAGATTTTGTTGTTTGTGGTATATCTGCCGCATATGCACTAGTAGGGACGGCAAAGTCTGCGGTATGTCTTGCAATGCCTTTGCTAAATCTAAATTCATCTATCCATCCGTTAAAAGTTTCCCCGGTGTATTCTCCCCATCTACCGACGGAAAATTTATTCACTGAATTATTTACTGTTACGCCAGTTACGTTTGCCGTGCCATCGGCAATTCCATCTATAAATATTCTTAATGTATTCCCATCTCGGCAACATTCTATATGATGCCAATTTGTATCAATGGTCCCAACCGACCCTGCTTGATACGCGGAAGAGCCAGACCAAACAATAAAATATACCTTGTTATCACTCCAAACAACTACTTCCATAGAAGCCGATGTTGCGTTTAAAGCACTATCAACCTGACCACAAATACGATGTATTGATCCTGTAGCACCTCTTTTTATCCAACAATCACAAGAGAAATCACCACTGCCTACATTGAAATCTTCATGGTCAGGGGTGTCTATATAGTCTCCCGTACCATCAAACAAACCAGATGCCGTACCAAATTTCTTTTGTGCTGTATCTATTTGAGCGTTACCATAAGCTGTCCAGGTTTTTCCTATTTCATCGGTAAACGTAGTGCTTGCATCTGTTCCGTCAAAATGCAACATTGCTTTTGTATAGGAGTCCCATGCTAAAGAAAACGTCCCTTGAGATTCGGCAGAGGTAAATGAATTTGTTGTACCTTCTTCCACCGTTAAGGCTTGATTAAATCTGCCTGTTTCGTATCGTGGTAAATGGTCGTCTCTTACTGCAAAAGCTGATGTATAGGCATCACTGGCGCGTGTATAACCGACTATTTGTGCGCCTAGCCTTTCATCTGCTACTACATCAGTCAAAAGGGTTTGATCTTTTAGTAATTGGTTGTACGCGCTTAAGTTGTCATTATCTAGATTTTGAAAAAGGTATTCAAGTTTCCTGGACCACATTTTTAATGTGCCTTCCGGATTACCTGAAATTATACCGAATTTTTCTACTGGCATTAAATCACCTTCTTTTTGTCGAAACGTCTTTTTCTAGATAATGAACAACGGCAGGCCCGGAACCATTCAGCCTTAACCTGTACCAGTTGGTGTTTTGTAGTCCTGTTAACGGAACCTGTACCCGTGTGTTTTGAGCATCTGCAGATCCGCTTAATGAAGTTAAAGTCGTAAAAGACGAACTATCGTTATTGGATGTATGTGTACTATAAGACACCGTAAATGACGTTGAGTTAGTCGATAAATCAGCGACTACATACAAATCCTCAACAGTTTTTTTCTGTTTGATTGCACCGTCATTAAACGGCTTAGAAATCCATTCCCACGAAATAGCCGTTCCAGCGTCAGTTACGGCAGTTGACCGCATATTCCATGTCTGCCCGGTTGAATCCACCCCATAAAGAGTGTTCTGTATCTTTTGAAGATAGGGGATATTTCCGGTTTCGGGATACCATTTGTTTCGTCTTGTGTCGTACTTTAAGACGATGTTGTTCCCTGTTCCCGAAACGTAAGGTATAGAAACATATAAAAAATCGCCTACCCCATCGGTGGCGATACTAGTTTTATAAGCTGTGTTCAAATTATCAAAGTAGTGATCCATCTGGTGTGATACTTTACGAGGACTGGACCCATCATATTCGTATATCCCGTCATACCATGCCCAGTAAAGCCTATTATTTACTTTAGCAATAGATTTATGACTGATACACCCTATCCCGCCTTCTACGTCAATCAAGACGTAATTACTCGGTCCTGTGCCATGTAGTTCATGCATGGAATGCTCAGTAAATACAATAATGACATCGTTAAACTCGCATATCCCCGTACCGTCACCGAGTGCTTGGGTTATTGTGATACTCCCTGAGTCGTTGGCTTTTGACCAATTATTAGGAAGATTCAGAGCGCAGTATTTAATTAGTCGTCCGGTCAAAGCATATATTCTACCTTTTAGAACGGCAAACATATTAGTATACGGTGTGTCTGTGGTCCCTAGTTCTGTTGCAGTGGAAGTGCCATCCCAGATTTTCTTTTGGGTGGAGTTCATTAAGATTGAATACTTGGCTACACCAGTGTTAAATTCTCCGATTTCTCCTTCAGCGTTACTTAGCCCTGTAGTAATATCGACAAATGCAGTAGTTGCAGGGTTCCAGTATTTCCATGAATTACTTGTCAAGACATGTAGGTATTGGTTGTTTCTCTGACCTAATCCGTTGATATTCCCCAAAGCAGTGGTAAAAGTACTCCTGGCGGGTCGCGAAGCAAACGCAGGGTATTCCCTTGAGTCTGTGTTCCGGGAATAAGTTGCCTCCGAATCTCCTATCTGAAACGGAGGCAAACCACTGTTCTCACCGTCACCTAATGACTGCAAGACGGTTTCTGCTTTTAAGTTAGGTTGTTTCCACATATTTATCACCACCCGGATTTATAGCTAAATTTGTCTTTTGAGTTTTTCTGTTTGTTTTTGTAGTAGTCCATTTTCAGCTTCTTTAAAAGGCTCTGAAACTCAGACTCAAAATTATTCCTCATCTCAACGTCAGGTGAGTGTCCAGCCCCAGCAACTTCTTTTAAAGTGTTCCATTGTAGAATTTTGGCGTAATCATTACTTATCCGGGGGACACTTGTTGTGTCCGTGGTAGAACTGAAAACAGGTGGAACAGTTTCATATATTACCTTAATGGCACGGCTTTCTTCGTCAGATGTTGGGGTAGGATAAACCCCTATTCCTTGTCCAGCTTTGTAAAAATTGCTACCGTTAAACTCTTCATCAGTTCCAATAGATAGGTACTCGATATATTCTTCTGTACTGCTTCTCGCGGTGGAGTCAGATACAAAAACATTCTTTATCTTGTCAAAACGCATATCAGTAGACATAGGATAAATGGCCTGTCCTGAAACAGTTGTAGACGAATACAGTCTCGTAGACGCGCAAAACTTCCATGCTTCTTTTACGGTGTCGTTCATATACCTAATCTTGTCTGAACTAGCTATCTGGTTAGGATAAATTGCGTCCACCTGTTGAAGTATAGACAAAAACGTCGGTGATGTGTCAGTGGAATACACTAACTGGGTTGAATATTTTGCCATTAATTCTCGCGGTGTAGACATATGCTCACCACCTTTTTATAATTGCCTTAAAAAAGACCTTAAAGACACGGATGGTCTAACACCTATTGCTCCGTCAAACCAGTTTGAGAAAATAGCGTCACATTCGGTTATATTCGGTTCGTTCCCTGCGCCAAAATTATCAGTTAAACTAATCGTAAGCACTTCTTGTATCTCCATCACTTTGCCGTTTGCTGTGGCTGCATCTGCGTATTGTGATATCAAATTAATTTTTATATTACCAGGTGTAAAACCTACCGGAATAGTTGATAGCCCGCTAATTGTATACCATTGGTTTTGTACAGGATTATTCTGCAAAGCGGATGTTTGTATGTTGCCACCTCCGCCAGTACTAGTTACTAGCGTTGATATTATCTGGCAACTAGCATTTGTAACCCTAGCCTTAAACTTTATATAAACTATTTTAGATAATGCTAATGGTATTGTTGTTGTATGCCTGCATTGTGGGTATTGGTCGTCTCCGTTACCAGTAATAGACAACGTATTACTGCCTGCTGAGATAACTGATCCCGATGCCACAAAGCCCGTAGTCCCATCCCCAAAATTTCCATTAGATACTATGTTTGTGACTGTAGTTCCATTGTTCGTACTCTTATATAACTGTTTTTTTAACATTGTCAGGCCTCCCAAATGATCGCCTGAGCCTTTGCGGCGGTTGAATCGCTAACAACAGATATAGTTCCTGTGGAAAGCATATCCAACACCATCCCAGTGCCCATTTTGAATGAGTTGGTAGTGGCAGTCGTTAACGGGTTAACCCAAATGTTTCCCACCGTACAATGAACAGTACACGGCTTTCCGTTCGGGGCTATTGCAGTACCGTTCGCTGTGCTTGCAGTTGTTGAACAAGCGAACTCAGAAACAATCGAACTAACTTTTTTGAACTCTTCTTTGGTATACAAATTAATCACCTCACTGTGTTCTTTTTAAAATCTCCTGGTAAGCTGATTTCGCCCCGCGTATTTCAGCCTGGGCTATCTGGCACTGTAATTCGTTTTGTTTTGCGACCATTTCCTGTTGTGAATAATGTTGGATTCTTTTATTGAGTTCTCCGACCTGGGCCTTCATCCAGTTACGGTTTTTATTGCTTGACTCTATCGCGTAAAGCTGACCGCACTTTAAAAGATCGCTTGATTCCGGGATAGTAACTTTAATCCCGGAAAACTCAGCAGCCGCGATCCAATACTCACAACTTGGTCTCTGCCATCCATACTCGCTATCAGTAGCCATATCAACGCCGCATATAGCGATTTCCTTAAACTCTAGCATAATTGCATAAGCGATAAACCAACTAATAGAGTTTGTGAAATACCTTTTGCCACACACACCTTTTTTCTCAAAAAACTCGATTATCTCGTTAAACGGAAACACAATAGCATTAGGCAAATGATCGTATTTTTTCTGAACATACAATGGCATATCATGCTGTGCCTTTTGCAGGAATTCCTGATGTTCCTTAACCGCCTTGCTTTTGCTAAAAAGATCGTGGATTTCAAACCAACGGTCTGCACGGAAATTCTTTACTTCCGGTGCAACTCGGTACATTTCGTTAAGGCACCAAATTTCTGTGTCTTGGGAATCAAAAGGAGTCTCTTTCCAACTTGGGGCAAATCCGACTATTGCTACTTTCTCGCGTTTATTTACGCTCATAAATCCTCCTTAAAAATAAAAGAGGGACCGAAGTCCCTCCCGTTTAAGTTGTGAATGTCGGTAAAGCTGTTGATCCAACAAATGTAGTGCCAATACTTAATACATCCCACTGTGCTGTAGTAATGCCAAGTAGCTGGACAGTTCCGGGTCTAGTCCATACTATTTTACGGTAGGCATCAGTAGTCCCTAGTACGCCTATTTGTACGGCAGTAGAGACGTTTACGGTCATAGCGGTTGAGTTGGCCGCTAAATATAAGTATTTCATTACTCCGGGAGTTGGCGCGGCCATAAGGTAAGTCGATGCAGCGGCAGACGCGGCCATTCTGGTTAATCCGTAATTTGGTATCGTAGTCGCGCCCGTCGAGTCGGTGGTGGCAAATACGGTCCCTGAACCAATGGTTTTATTGGTAAGCGTTTGTGCTTCGGTTGTTCCTACGGGCTCGGTGATTGTCCCGAACAATTTACCATCTGTGCTGGCTAAAAGAACATCGGTAGTACCTGTTTTCATTAATAAAGGGTCTATCAGTTTAGGCATATTCTCAACTCCTTCCTAAGAGAGATTAAGGGGACTTATTAAGTCCCCTGTGATCCGACAACGCCGATGTTTGGCAAGCAGCCCGTCTCGTAAATGGCTAAGGCATTGAAAAACATATCTTTTGTGTTTACCTTGTCCTCGTCCTGATCGAAGACAGTTTTCATGAACCACTGGAAAAGAATGTGGTCAAAATTCCTGTCGCGCAGGAACCATGCGGTTAGACTGGTCATGTAGGTTGAATAAACCGGCTTTAGTTTAGGCAGCTTGTTACTGGTGTTAGACAGTTCATAAGCCTTTAGGGTAGATGCGAAGATTTCCTCAACAGTTATCATGTTATAACTGTGAGTAATCAGATCAGAAGGCTTGGACTTCATTGGTCCGCCTTGGTGATTCTTGAACTGGCTGAACATGGACACGCCAGTTTTAAGACTGTCCGGGGTCAATGCGCCCGTGGTCAGGGTATCGTTATTAGAACCCGGCACATTAAAAAGAGGTCTGCTGTTCGTGCACAGCGGCGCCCCATCTGCAAGGTTAGTCGTAAAAGCATTGTCGAGCCAACGTGATGCCCTGCCCTCTTCAAGCTCTCTCATAGTCCTGGATAGCTCTTTAGCCTTAACGGACTTAACTACACCGTAAAGGTCATACTTAATGGCTTCAAGGGTGTGCTGGAATCCGTTTGCCCATGTCAGGTTTTTGATTGAGGTCTGATAAGCTTGTTGTACCTTACCATAAGTGATCGAGTCGCCTTCTTGTTTCTGAGAGGCAGCTTGTAAATTCCCTATGCTGTCATAAGTTTCTGTTTCTTTGGTTGATGATTTGTCAGTGGTAAATTCGGTATATTCAATCGCGAAGGACTCAAGATTTTTCATAAAAATCTCTTTTTGTCCTGCTACAATCATCCGACTTTCATCGGCAGTAATCATTCTTGCCATTTATATCCCCCCTAACTTAACATCAAATGGGAGCTATTAATAGTCCCATAGATTTTTTTACGAGTGTTATCAAACCCAGTCATTTTAAAGAACAGCCCGGAAGTGGTCCCGGCAGCGTTCCCACAGGTGGACGGGTCGATAGTGGCTCCACCGGCGACAGTAGTGGTATTGGAGAAGCCAAAGAAATAACCGATATTGCTAGTCACCGTAAGCAAGCTAGTAGTACCAGCCACCGAAGTGGAATAATCAGCTTCTATTTCATCCCACGGAGTCAGTGGTTGCACATAAATAAGGGTCGTACTGTCTGCTGTACAAGCGTTAGGTACTGCCGCGACAATGCCCACGATGTTAGCGGCTTTTGCTATGTCGGCAGTGGTCCCTATGGCCAAATGCACTATGTTTGCGCTTAAAGAACTTCCCACAACAAGTTTGTCAATGTCTGTTGAGTTAATCATACCTTTTACGGTAGATGCACCCGGCAGACAAGAACGTAATCTTTTTACAACAGGTTCACCTCTTAGTCTGAATCCCATAATATCATCTCCTTACGATTTCATTAATTTGTAATACTTCTCAGCAGTCCAACTAACTTCAGGTTGTGCCTTCTGTAGTCCAGCCAATGCCCTCTTATCCACTTCATCAAGTTTGTACGGGTTCTGTGGCGCGGCCGGAGTAGAATTAGTCACCTTTTTATGCTCTACCTGCCTTCTCTTGTTGGCGTTTAATTGTTCCTGCTGAGTCATGATTTCTCGCGTTCTTACAGGACCGCGAATCATCATATAAGCTTCTTCAGCACCGATACCATACTGGCGTATTTTTTCTTTTATCTCGTCTTTGTAAGACATTGCATCAGCAAAAAACGAGTCCGACTTAGTGAGATCCCGAATGTCTAAGTCTAAAAGCCTGGACTTAACTTCATCATTCTCCCTTGATTGGCGTACTCGTTCTTCAGCATGGTATATTGCTGTTGGTTCAGGATAGCCTTGGCTTATGTACTCCTGTACTATCCTTAATTTATCTTGCTCTGCTTTTTGATTAGCAAGAATTTTCTCCAACTCCTGCCGCTTTTTCTTTTCCGCCATATATTTGGCACCTGGGACGGAAAAGTCTTTTTTGGGTTCCTCTACGGGTTCCTCGGCAGGTTCTTCAATAGGTTCTTCTGCTGGCTGTTCCGGATCCTCAATCGGTTCCTCGATTAGCTCTTCTACAAGCTCTACTGGTTGGAGGTCTTTTTCGTCTAACATAAGGTATCACCCTTTCGATTATCTTTCGTTATCAACGCATAAAGCTTTTTAATCGGTACTGCTCAAACCGCTAAACCCTTTCGGGCAATAAAAATACCGCTTTCGCGGTTACTTTTTCTTTTTGGCTTTTGGTTTGCCGTACATCATCATTTCAGTGTTCTTCATCATTTTTCCACCGGGCATTTTATGCATTCCCTTAGCCTTCTTCATCATCTTTATCACCCCCTAGAAGTCTGATTAGTTTATCTTTACCGGTTTTGTGGTGAAAGTCGATTTTGCGTTTTTTTAACAGGTCTTGAATTACTTCAAGGGGCATGTTTTCAAGTTTTTCAACAGCGGTGTCTATCGCTGTGTTAGCGTCTGACATCAGTAGCAGAACGTCAGTGTTAGTCTTGCCGACATACTTTACTCTGCCACCATAGAACCCGGCTTCTAAGCCGTACCTCGATACCGGAATAATGCACTCTGCATCTGTAGCGGAATACTCTCTGTTATCCACTTTAAAAGTGTTAAGAACGTACATTTGTTACCTCCCGACAATAATAATTTTGTTTTGGTCTTCCAAGCCTATTTCCCCACCATAGACCGTATTAGTGTCCTTTACTAGTTGACGCTCTACTATCATTGGCGCATCTTTGCCCAGTCCTGTACGGTCAACGTGGTAACCTTTTTCGTAGTACTCTTGAACTGTTATAGGGTCATATGTGATATGCCCTTTAGAACAAACAGCTTTTAGCCTGCCGTTGACCGGTTGGTCCCATAATGCGTAACCCTCACAAGTCTTGCAGACTGGCATCTTCCAGACATCAAAACCAAATTGTTCTGCTAGTCTCTCCCGCCAGCTTATCCCAGACAAATGTTTGCCATTCAACAAGTGCTTACCGTGCTTGACTTCTCGCATCATGTTAACAAATCTATGGTTAGATTGTTGTAAATTCACTACATCACCCCCGGATTAGGCGGAAGTTGTGACATTGCAGGATTACCTGCGGGTGTCATGCCTTGAACGTCCGCGTTCATCATTGGTTGTCCAAGTACTTGTCCAGGTAGTCCGGGCATACCAGGTATTTGTCCGGGCATCTGCTGTTGTTCGTCTTCAAGCGGGAGTCCCAAGAAGTCTTCAATAAACTTTCTGAGCTCGGCATATGACACAACATTTCTGCCCTCGACCACCATTGCAGATAGTTTTTCTGCCATCTGCCATAAGAAGGCTTTGTTTTTCGGCAGCCCTGCGCCAATGCTTATTTCAATATCTAAATCAACGGACTTAGACTGAGGATTACCCTCTTCATCCACTAACTGCATCCATTCATAGTCTTTTGGGTTGGCGTTTTTGTTTTTCTCGGTGTATTCTTTTCTGTAGGCATCGTCAGATGGCATCATGTCTGGTATTTTGTTTAATTGTCTAAAGTCCACCCAAATAAATTCATCTTTATCCTCTGCGACCCTAAAGGCCCTGCCTTCGCTTGTGTGCTCCATCAACATGTCAAGGATGTACTCGCAGAGCTCAAGAAGAGTATCTTGTAACATGAGTTTTTTATGGTCGGGAGCACTTGACCCCTGTTGTTGTTGGATAGAGGCTTCTGTAGCTGTTTTAGTAGACATTCCCTGCCCCATCATCAACTCAGAGAATCGCGTAACCCTTTGCACCTCTTGGTGAATGTTAGTGAGTAATCGCCATAACGCTTCATTGACATTGCCCATTACGACTTCGCGGATATTTTGTTGAGGGTTACGGCATGGAATTGGACCGTCATCATCGTCCACATCTTCCAGGTCAACTTCAGAATCCGGATCATAGAAGATTCTGTTCGGCCTGGCAGCTCTACGGATTTGGTCGTATAAATCGTTTATCATGTCTTGGAGAGGTAACAATAATCGTCCATCACCAAAACCTATTGACTTGCCTTCTTCCGGATACAAAATTGTTGGGAAGTATGGGTATTTATTTCTGCGGTAATACGGTTTTTGATTGCCCTCTTCATCTTTCATGTTTTCATCATCAAACGAGTCATAAAGCAAAACTCCATCGTCAGAGAATTCCAGTTTCCTAAGCAACCCATCAGTTTTAGTCCATAACTGAATAAGATAGAAAGCGTCTTCGTCATCCAATGTCCGGACTTTTTGGAATATAGGAGCTTTATCATTACCGCCGAAATAGATGTTGTTTGCCCTCTCGCCATATTCTTTCTTCGCCCATGTCTTAGACTTAATCATAATTTCCGGAAGGTACTCAGCATCTTCTAGTTGTAGCAAATCAGTTACCTTTAAATCTACGAGCACGTTTTGGACAGAAGGCACTTCGATGGTCGGCAACCCATACCCGCCTATTGCGGCAGGGTCATAGTGAAGCTTAAACCACCCGATACCAAATAACTCTCTCCGTCTTTCGTGGCGGTCAAGCTTAGTCTTAATCTTGTTCTCCTTTAGCACCCATTCAATCCCAATCCTGCCCCAATCGGAAAATCCTTGGTCAGATGGGCCCTGTCCCCTGCACACCACAGCGATATTCTGCTCAACTAAAGCAGCAACTTGCCCCTCTACGTTAGCGTGGAGAATGTTTACTCTTGAGTTAGGGCTTTTATCTTTTAAATCTTGCTTATTAGCGTACCTTGTGTGGATCTCTTCCCAGTCGTTGTAATACTCTTGGGACATATAATTGCGGTTGTAGTCAATTTTACTGATAAAGTCGTTTATCATCTTCGTTTGTTCTTCTGTTTGAAAGTCTAATCGTGCATCCCTATCCAACTACATCACCCGCTTTCCTTCACTTTTCGCCTAGACAATAGCCCATCTTTATTCCTGTACTTGTCGTATGGGTCCGGCTTCTCTTGCTGGGGAACGTTTTTTAAGCCGTTTAAGCATACAAATATACCAAAAGAATAAGATGCGACCGCTATTACACCACCGGTTATAATCTCAGCAATCAATGAATTTCACCTCTCTTTAGGAGTGCTTCAGCTATCATTAAATCCTCGTAACTGTCAATATCAATGCTTCTTGTTTTGGGCATTAAATGAAATAGCGGATGGTCACCAATCAACCTTCCGCTATCCAATAAGTCTTTTCTTGTGATAAATATAGCTCCGTTACGAACATAGCATTTATGCTTGTGTTTGTCGTAAGGCTCATGTGGTAAAAACGATTCGCCGTTTTCGTCATAGCACTTTACCGGATGAATCCCTTCGCAGACAGAAACCAAGCTGTCACTATTGCCGGTAACGTAATTCCATATCGCCCTGTCAATGTCCTCGGCTAACCTCAACGGAGAAGTCGGTTGAAGTATCATCACGGCATCTATTGGTCTTGCAGCAGATATGCACTTTATATACTGTTCTACTGCGTGCTGAATGACCGGAAGTGTTGGAGTGTTATCCTGTGCTAACTCAAGAGGGCGTATAATCGTCTTGTAAGGCACATACTGCTTTGCTATATCTCTATTATCAGTCGTTAGGATTAGGTCGCTCAGACAGGAGTTTAACGCTTCTCTTATGGTGTGCTGGATTAACGGTATGCCGTTTAGCGGGATAAGGTTTTTATTTTTGATACCTTTGCTTCCTCCCCTTGCGGGGATAATCCCTAATATAAACATATAAAACCTCCAAAATAAATAAAGAGCAGGCAGATGCTCTTTAGACTAATCTTTCAATTGTTTGTCCTTTATCATTCATAAGGTAGCATTTTTGGTTTGTAATTAAAACAAGGTTGTCATACTCCTTGTGGTCATTGAGATAAAGCAGAATTATATTTACCGGAAGGTTCTCTGCCAGCAAATATGCATCAAGCAAGTTTTCTGCGTGATATCCTTCATCTTTTATTTCCTCCGGCAGTCCTTCGGTTATCATTAAAAACGTCTTATTGACTTTTGCGACATCTAGAGGCAGTTCTTCACGTGGACTTGGCGCAAGGTCTCCTCCAAAATCCATGTAACTGGCAACATCGTCTCGCTTGCCTTCCTTTACTTCTTCATCATATTGTTTAATTAATGCCTCGTGACCAATAGGCTTGTTGCCGACTTGACGCACATTGTCAATATAACCCCATACGCCATCTTTGTAATACTTGACTATCATTACTATCATCCCTTCTTTTTCTAACTATCTGCCTGCTCCGTAAAAATAAAAATAACCCCTGCCTAGTCAGTTAAGACTAAACAGGGGTTTAAGTACCCTCAGCGTTTAGGTATTTTTATTATCTCCCCGCACTTTTTGCAGGTTTCGCGATTCTTCCCGGTACATTTGATGTACACTGTATTATCATCCTGCATTGCTATAGTGCGTCCGCAGTTGCATTTGACTTTGGTTTGTTCGCTCATTTGTTCACCTCAGATATTCTCCCCGTACCATTACAGCAAGGGCAAGTAATAGAAAAATCAAGTGTTTCTATAAAACATTTACCCTGCTCTCGGTACATATGGAAAATATATTTTCCTTCTTTTGTTACAACAAACAGTCCGCTACCAGCTTCTATCGGTGTTACCCCTGTTATTTCGTTATGCTCAGAACCAACTCTAACCTTGTTTGGCCCATCAAAAGTGTCATAACTCAACCATGCTCCATCCCAATTCATAAACTTGCCAACCTTTCCGCTATTTGTTCCCCTGCATCACCTGTGCCGAAACGATAGTCAGGCTCATGCCTGCCGTGTTTTAATTGAGCCGTTACCGCTAGAATTATATTGAATGTGTGCATGTTAGTTGATATTGTGTTGTGCCCTTTTTCTCGGCCTAACTGCCGGTTCCCCACACAGACATAAGGAACGCCAAAAAACGCTCCTTCTTTAATGCCTGAAGAAGTATTCCCGACCAGACAATTGCAGTTATAAATCAACCTTGCGTATTCTTCAGGAGGTAGATTCTTAACAAATTCCACTTCTTGTTGATGGATTAGCTTTAACATGGCTTTGTTTCCAGCGTCTACATTGGGGTTGACCCATACTTTGTGGTAAGGCAAGCATTTTATTGCCCCGATTAATGGGGTTATGTCTTCGGGGTCTGTAGTGTTTGGATGATGTAGGATAACAATATAAGGCTTATCTCTGCTGTTTGTCAGGTCAATGTCTTTGATTGTGTCTAAAGCCGTGCTGCCTACAGTAAAGACATTATTGCATCCCATTTGCACAAGTTTTGTTTCCGCCTCTTTTGTCACGGGGAAATGTATGTCAGCCAACTTTGATATAGCATTGCGGACCTTATCGTCAATTGTCCCGGACTTTTCTCCGCCTTCAGTGTGACAAAGGGGGATATTCATGTAGCTTGCCGCTATTGCCGCGGCTAATACTTCGTACCTGTCAGCATGGACTAAAACCATATCTGGCTTTAACCGACTCAGCACCCCTGCTATTTGCGTTAAAAAAACGCCTGTGGTCAATGCCATAGCTTCGGTGTTGTCACCGTCTATTAGTAGGCATTGTATCTTGGCGTCTGACTCAATAGGAAGTTCACAGGCTGAAGCTGCTGTAATTATTTGTAGTTCGAGCTGTGGATGGTCTTGGATTGCTTTACAGACTGATTTAAGACGGCCCCAGTTTGCGCGAGATGCGATTACTACGGCTATTTTATGCATTGTAACCCTCCCATTTTAACGGTTCAAGTCCATGCACCATCCTGTCAAGATTTTCTTTATGAAGCCAAATTTCAACTTCAGCTTTTACCATCATATCAAAAATATCTTTTTGGGGTTTGCTACCGAACAACCAGTTAAGCATTTGACCACCGCCTTTTATAAAGGTCACATTTTACCTTATAATCCCTATGCCCTACCAGTTCCCTAAACTCGTCAGGCGTAGAGCTAATTTTATGGTCATTCCCAGGTAGCCATTTGCCTAAAGTGAAATGTCGCTCGATTATCCCCATGTTTAGGTCAATTGCCTTTTTAGCAGCTCGTAGGTCGGCTGTGTGGTCGCTGAAACCGTCAAACAGTTGCATCTTGTCGAAGTCTATTTCCTCGTATTTAGTAGGGTATTTTGAGATGCAGTAAAACAACTGCATGTAGACATGCTTGTCGCTACAGTTCAATAAATTGATTGCTCTCATTTGTTTTAGTTTAAGCACTTTTGGGATGTCAATCATTCCGGTGCTGATTATAAGTGTCCCAGGGCCCCGAAGAATACTACGGCATTTCATGATAAAATCATAATCACTTGCTTCAGCACTACCGATTTTTATCGTGTTCAGGCCAATACTTTTTAAATATCCCGCCCTCTCCACATCAAACGCAGTAAACAACGGCTCAATCCCGCATTCCTTACACTTATCCAAAATAAAAACGTGGTCGTCATCTGATAACTCCACGCTTTTGTAGTATTCGTATGCTTTTTGGTAGTCTGGCCATGATTTGTTTAGCCTGTCGGCCTTGAATGATTGCCATTTGATAATGTCTACACCTATTTCAGCAGCAGTTTTTATCATCTGTTCCATTAGTCGGCGGTCGCCCAAATGATTTGAGCAGGCATCGGCCACAATTTTAGTCATTTTATCACACTCCCGGTGTTTATTTAAACCCTTCTTGGGACATAAGATACTTCATTGCCCACACTTTATCTGCTTTATCAAGGTATTCGATAGTTTTCTTCACCACTTCAGGACCAATCTTAGGTACATACTCTTGCTTTTGGTCTGTCTTCTGACCTAGCAGATAAATTTTGTCACCCATTTCCTCTACTATGCCATAAGCCCTGGCTATCTTGAACCCACATTTGAGGAAATACTGTGTGATTGTGTTTATTGAAAGATTAAATAGATGCGCACTACTTAGGAACGCATCTATTGGGATTCGTATTGTTTTGTTGTGGAGGTTCGGTACACTTATCAGTAAAAATCCGTCGTCATTCAGCAGTGAGTGAATTTTATTTAGTACATCAGTTGGGCTTAGAACGTGTTCTAATGCGTTAAGCATAGTAATAACGTCAAACTTCATGCCTGGATCGTAGTTTTCGATTGGACAGTTTTCTACGTTTAAGCCTTTAGATTTGGCTATTTCGTAATGTTCGGTGTTTGGTTCGATGCCGTAGGCGTTTATTCTTGTAAAATTAACGCTCCTTACCAACTCACCAGTACTGCAACCTATATCTAATAGCCTGTCGTCCACTTCAACAACGATATTTTCTTTAAGCATTCGCATTGCCGTTTCAGCGTGTCTTTTTTCGGCTTCTGAATTTCCTCCGCCGTATATCTTGCGGTAGTCTTCGGCGTAAAACTTATCCAGCTCTGCTTTACTCATCCTTGGATTGACGTACACTAGCCCACAATTCCGACACATTACGTTTCTACTGTGGATGTGGCCAGGGATGATTACACTCCTGAGTAAGCCTTGCTTCTCGCGTTCTTCTTTGTCCCAGATAGGTTTGAATGAGTCTTGACCGCATAGGTCACACTTTGTATGCTCCATAGTTACACTCCTTTAGGTGTTTAAAATAACTCTTTTAGTTTTTGCCAAAATGTTTTCGCCTGTACCGCTTTCGGATGTTCAGTCTTAGGTTTTGCACGGGGATTGAAATAGAGTTTCCGGGGTTAATAAATATGGAGCGCGTTGTTGAGTTGCCTACCCAAACATTGTCCGAGTTACCCGTGGATGATTGTAGCATTACCTCGTTTATATCTACGGGGTTAGTGCTTAGCGGTACAGCGTCTGAACTTACAGCTACAAGCCCGCATATTAACCTTTGACTGCCCAACTCTCTTACGTGCATTAAGCTCACCTCTTTATGAAATCAACTATCTTATTGGCTATGTATATCTGTGTTTTATCTCGGCTCTCGGCTGTGTTCCCGCCGATGTGGGGGGTTATGATTAGGTTATCACGTGCCCCGGCATAATCTCGTAAAGTAAAATTAAGATACCGCCTTGGGTCATTGCACTCAACCCATTCGCCTGCATGTTCATTGTTGACCACGTCTATCGCAGCTCCGGCTATTTGCTTATTCATAAGAGCGCTTAACAATGCTTTTTCATCCACCACCGCACCCCTGGACGTATTGATAAAGTACGCTGTCGGCTTCATCATCTTAAACTGTTCTATGCCAAACATGCCGGTCGTTTCTTTGTTGAGTGGGACGTGGACGGTTACCATGTCGGAAAACTTCAAAACGGCGTTAAGCGAATTCCCACCATAATCGGCTGTATCAATGTTCTTTATGTCATTATAAAGTGTTTTAACTCCAAACCCTTCAGCTATCCTTGCCACCTGCTGGCCTACTCTGCCATAACCAACAATGCCAAGCGTTTTACCGTAAAGTTCGCTTCCCTGCCATGACTCCCTGTCCCAATTGCCCTTCTTTACATCGTCAAATGCCCACGGGACTTTACGGATAAGACTAAGGATCAACGCCCATGTGTGTTCAGCCGTTGCGTAGACATCGCGGAGGATGCTTTCGCCTTGCAGAGAGATTATCTTTATGCCTTTGACTTTGCAGTAGTCTGTGTCGATGTGATCTAGGCCGGTTGTGCAGGAGGCTATGAATTTAAGGTTGGGCCATTCGTCTATTTCCTGCCTGGTAAATCTATGCTCCAGGCTTGCAATGATTCCGTTTGTTTCCCACGTTGGGTCGCCTCCGTTATAGCGGTAAGGCTTAAGTATTTCCGTCGCCTTATCTCCCCATGTGTCAAGGTTTAGGATTTTCATTAATCTCTCTCCTTTTTATCTATTAGACAAATACCAATCTACAGAGCCAGTAGGCACATGGATCTCTGTTCTCGATAGATCTTTATTATAAATACACCAAGCATCGTTTTTCGGGGCATCTTCATATATAATTGTTTCATGGGCTGGTATATGTTTTCGTTTAACGCCACCGTCATTATCTTCAAGCACAATATCAAATACTTCATAGCCACTTCTATTGATAAATACTTTAAATGGTTTATTGTCACACATTCTTATCTTTACTTTATTTATATTGTTTTTTTCTTCTTTTTTATTTTTAAACCAACTCATTCTCTACACTCCTTTGGTGTTTATTTTGGTTTATTTCTTCTTCCAATTGATCTTCTTTATCCGCTTCTCCCAAGAGGGATATTTTTTTATCTCATATGTTACCTTCATACTATATCCTCCCTATCAGCTTTATTTGGCCTTGCTTGACCATGTGCTTGATTTGGTAGTCTTTGTAGCCCTTTAGTCTTAGCTCTCCGGCTGCCCAAGTGCCTGTTACAGGCTTAGCTTGCTCCTTTGCCGGGCAAGGTCTGCCTGCGATAAAATAACGTATTGCGTCAGGTCCGTGAGTCAACTCGTGCGGTTCACTGCACACGTCGTTAGGATCCTTTTCGTCAAATTGAAGCTGTGGCAATGTCCTAATAAGATTGACACAGTTTTTTGTGATAACCAGGCTTGCAGTCTTAATGCCCTGCTCGTCGTCGTAAGGTTTAAGCCACTCTTTAAGGTTGTACCAGCCTTGTACGCGTTGATTATCAGCCTTGATTAAGCTAACACCGCTATCGCGGAACAAGTCTGCCGCACTCTTGCCTGTCTCTTGTCGTCTATTCCACAAGTCCGGAGGTGCAATGCGCTGATATATATTGTCTTTGCCGGTTACTCTTATTATCTCTTTGGCTGCGTCTGAGATGATTAAGCCTGATTGATATAGCTCTTTATACACATACGCCTTATTGTGCGTGTCTAAGGCTATCCAATAAGCTGCAAGCATATCTAAGCCGTAGTCTAACGTAATGTATCTGCGCCAGTGTGGCGGTATTTCGAATGAGTCTATAACGTGCACATCTCTATTGAACTCGTCAAAGTATTGCCCTTCGAATGCGTCCCAGTCACCGTAAAGCATAGCCTTCCTACGGGCTTCAGGCAGGTTCTCAAGAGTCCTAACATAATCCGGATCATTCTGCATTAAGTATTCGTTTTCATACACGCTTGAGGGAATAAAGTCGTAATCATCTGGGTTTTCTGTTCCTTTGAAGTCTCTGTCTACAAATAATCTCTTAATTCTGCCATGCCCTGGACCGCCAGGGTTACAAGTATAATACATTCTACTCGTAAATGGTCCTTGCATTGTTGGGCTTCTTCTGTTGGACTCTGTGAGACAGTCAATTTGAAACTCAGTAAACTGAGTAGCTTCTTCCATAAATATCACATCATAGCTCTGCCCCTGATATTGAAGAACATCATTTTCAGTATCGCAGTAACCTAAGCAGATCATTGCACCGTTGGGGAAATGAAACTCCTTATTTTGTGCGCTGTATTTGGCTATTTCTTTTAGTTCTGTCATTAGTGGTAGCTCATGGTTTTTGCGAAGGTCTTTAAGTGTGCGCCTTATCAAGAGTATTTGTATGCCAGGATAGTTTAGGGCTAGCAGAGTGGCTTTTCGCCTGGCTGCCCAACTCTTGCCTCCACCGCGGGAACCTCCGTAAGCTATGTATTTCTTTGTTGACTTAAAGAATTGTATTTGCTTTGGGTATGGCCGGCCTTTTAATATTACTTCGCCCATTCTCCCAACTCGCCTTCTAATCTAATGGTTAACGGACCTCCGTCAGGGCCAGAGTGTTCAGTTTTATCTGTGAATAATTTGAGATGCTTACCAAGTAATTCATATGCCTTCAACTGATCTGTTTCCTTTTCTCCGTTGTCAGCTATTTTCTTTATGCCGTTTAGAACATATTCAGCAGTAATGTTTGTCTTTTTGCTTCGCTCATTCATAGCTTTCTGTATTTCTTCTTGCAGGTAGAGTTTTGACAAGTTTTGTTCGGCTATTTGTCTGGCCGTCTTTTCGCTATATCCAGCGCGAATAGCTGCCTGAGTAGCGTTCAGGTCAATCAAATATTCAGCGACAAACATTTTTTGTTTTGGTGTTAGCTCTCTTGTCATTTTTTCACCTTCTTAGTAACGATTCTCACATTTTCTTATTCTAGGCTCGGTATTTTTGCCATTTCAGCATTTTTATTGCACAATAATTATTAATAATACTCACTTTACATTCATATCTGCAACTCCCCGCTGTGGTATCTTAACTCTCCCGGTCTGCCCTTTCACCACATCAGGCACAACATAGGGCTGTTTAACGTCTCTCTGTATAGGATGCTCTTTTGCTTCCAAGCCCACCACCTCATTCTGCTTACTCGCCGTAAGCATAAAAAATAATTAAAATATATTTGCAAATCGTGTTGACAACGCCAACGGTACATGATATATTATATACAAGAGGTTGGTGACACCAACGAATACCCGGCCCCCAGGGTGAAGGGGAAGGAGATTGAAAATGCACGTACGAATTGGGATGATCAAAAGCAAGTTTGAAAACGAGAAAAAAATAGAAGGTTACGCAATAATCGACGGTACTAAAAAAGATTTGACCCCGGCCTTACTGGTAGAACTCAAAGCTGCAAAAGCTGCTGGCAAAATAAAAGATCAGGTTAATTTTTGGATTAACGACAATGGCGCCCCGATCCAAATAGGATAATTTTACGGCTGGCAACCTACTGCCGAAAGGAGATTTATTATGAAACTTTATGTATACCGTCTGGAAGATGTTGAGGATGACAATTTTGACAACGTAAAAGCTGTTGATGTTATCGAGGGAACAACCAACGAAGAATGCGAGTCCAAGGCAAATAATGAATATTGCACTAATAATTATGGATTTACCTACTGCGAACTACCTCTATCATAGCAGAGTGGGCCGGGTAACCGGCTTAATGCACACCGGTCAGAGCCGGTCCTGGTCACAAGTCCAGGAGCTAAAAAGGAGGAGTGTCGAATGAAAAGCACCACTAAAGTAATCGAAATAGCAGA